GGTGTACGCTTAGTCTGTTGATTCGTCGTCCTGCTGGCGTGTAGAGTTTTATTAGTTAATCTTCGAGTGCCGTGAGGCAGGAGTATCAAATATGGCAAAGCAAGTTCTCACAAACGTAGCGGTCACCTTCGGCACAGCGAACACCGACATCACGTCGTATGTCGCATCAGTAACTCTGAACCTGTCAAAGGCTGAAGTTGCTACAACTTCATTCGGTTCGTCTGGTGCAGTAACACGCATCGCTGGTCTTGCAGACAACTCAGTCACACTTGATTTGCATCAGGATTACCCAACGATTGAGAAGTTGTTCTACGACGCTTGGAACGCTGGTACTGCTGTACCAATGACAGTCAAGCCAAACGGAACTGGTGCTGCTTCTTCAAGCAATCCGCAGTATGCGTTTAACGTTCTGCCCCTAACCTGGCAGCCAATTCAGGGTGCCATCGGTGACCTTGCTACTGCCTCTGTGACTTATCCTGTAGACGGTGCTGTAACTAAGACCGGTACTGGCGCATAACTTTTAACCTTTAACCCTGCGGAGGAAAAATGAAAATAGCGTTGGAAATAACTTCTGCTTTGGATTCGTCCAAGCGGATTGTCATGGCAACCTTTCCAGACTTTATTGCGTTTGAAAAGAAGTTCAGCAAGAGTGTTGCGAAGTTTGAAGCAGAACTAACTTTGACTGACCTTGCATATATTGCGTGGCATTCAGAACATCGTCAGAAGAAGACGGGTTTAGATTTTGATTCATGGATTAACGATGTTGAGTCGTTGGAGTTAGGGAATCAAGCTGACGCTGTGATCGTCCCTTTGGAGATCAGTCAGCCCATTGGATGATTGCTTACCTGTCTGTTGAGACAGGTATTGCACCATCGGTGTTGCTGGCAGAAGACCCTCGAATGTTGTTCACGATGTTTGCTTATTTGCGTTGGAGAGCAATTCATCTAAACAAGTAGTCTGTTGTTATGGCTGAAGCGTTTGGTAGAGCAGGACAAGTCACCATTCTTGGTGGCAACGATGCGATTCAAATTGATGGGATTGCGAAGTTCCTTCGTGACGCTTCGAGAGCGGATGCCAATTTCAATAATGAGATGCGTAAGGCTGCACAGGAAGTAGCTCAGAACTTGGTTAACAAAGCCAAGATAGAAGCGTCAACGGTTACTCGGAATAGGCAGGCCGTAGAGGTTATGAAGGGGATGAAGGCTCGACGTGACCGTATCCCTACCGTAAAATTGAGTGAGAAGTCTGCGTTCGTATCTAAATCAAACCCAAACAGGAAACGCAAGCAAAAGGTCACTAGGGGTGATGTGTTCTTCGGTGCTGAGTTTGGTGGTCAGGCTAGACCTAGGACTCGTCAGTTCTTGCGTCATCGTGGCAGATCAGGTTATTTCTTCTGGCAGACCGTTCGTAAGGAAAAAGAAAATATCGCTAAGGAATATCTGGGTGCGATTGATAAGGTTCTAGCGAAGTTGGCTGATGATAGAGCTACAGCGTTGAAGGCTAGGGCTGAGGCTGGTGGCGTATGGAACATGACAGATAAGGGCATGGTCTTCATTAGGGACTAATGCTTGACTTCGGCTGAGTTTCCTGTACCCTGCTAGGAGGAGGGGTTATGGCAGTTCTGTTTAAGAATGTGAAGTCGATTTATCCGAAGCCGTTGGCTTCGTCCTGGGAACAACTCAAAGAGATGTTGTCTCTTCATGAGGAGAACGGTGTCAAGGCTGCGGGTGCGTTGTGGTCTCCGGTTGAGTATGACGCTGGTACTACCAGAGGGAACCGTAATGTCAGGTTTGTTGAGGCATTGGTTGTGGACATGGACGGTGAAGCGTTTGACCATGCACGTCTTGACGGTTTGGAATGGTTTGCGTATTCGACTTATTCGCATCGGTTGGGTGATCCTCACTATCACCTTGTTTTGCCGTTAGCGGAGAAGGTGCCTGCTTCGTTGTGGCGTGTCGTGTGGCAGGAGTTGCATGACCGTATCGGGCTGGTTGGTGACCCTCAGACTAAAGACCCTGCTCGTATTTTCTATCTACCTCAACACGCACCGGATCAGCCGTTTGAGTTCCATGAGGGTCATGGTGTGTTGCTTGATTCATCGTTCAGGTTGGATGTTGAACCTGTTGTCAATCCTGTGTCGCCTCGCTCTAAGCAGGTGCGTCAACCTCGTCAGCGTCGTGCTGGTTTAGAGGTGTTGTCTGAGGCTTGGTGGAACGCTCCTGTAGATATTTCTCGTTGGGATGGCCTGTCAGGCACAGAGTTACATTCTGCGATGTTGAAGGAGTTCAGAGCTTTGCTGAATGGGTAGTCTGTGATTGAGTAGAATCTTCGCATGGCTGGTGAGCGGACGTTCGTTGTTAAGTTTATTTCCGACACAGGCAACGCCATTAAAGGCGTTAAACGAATCGGTGACGAACTCGGTGGCTTAGGGAAGAAACTAGGTTTGAGCGTTCCATCGTTCAAACAGGTCGCTATCGCTAGTGCTGCTGCAACCGGTGCTATCGCAGCAGGCTTATTCAAAGCAGCTCAAGCAGCAGCCGAAGATCAAAAATCTCAAGCCCTTCTAGCCGACCAGTTAGTCAAGACGACTGGTGCTACGACTGCCCAGATTCGCCAGGTTGAGGATTACATTGATGTCACTCAACGTGCGACAGGTATTGCCGATGACCAGTTAAGGCCTGCTATTGCCACGTTGACCCGTGCAACTGGTGATTCAACCAAGGCTCAAGAGTTACTTGGTTTGGCATTAGATATTTCTGCTGGTTCCGGTAAAGAACTTGAGACTGTCACCTTGGCGTTGGCTAAGGGCGTGAATGGGAATGTTGGTGCGTTCACCAGGCTTGGTATTCCACTCGATGCCAACATTGTTAAGACTAAGGATTTCGCTGCTGCTCAAGCGGTTCTGACTAAGCAGTTCGGAGGTGCTTCGGCTGTTGCTGCGGGAACCTTTGAAGGTCAAATGAAACGACTCAACATCATCATCGGTGAAGCGGTTGAATCTATTGGTTATGCGATTCTCAATAGTGATCGATTCAAAGACGTTATGCAAAACCTTCCGAACGCTGTTCAGGCTGCGATTGATGCGTTCGGAACTGGCGGTTTTTCTGGTGCTTTAAGCGCATTCACCGACAATCTTGGATATACAGGTGCGCAAGTAAAGTTGAAGTTGCTTTCAATGAAAGCAGAGTTCTTTGACTTTGTTGATGGAGTTACCCGTGCGCTTCAGTTATTGTCGCTCCCATTCAATATTCTGTTCGGTTTCATTAACGGGATTGCTGGTACGGAACTTCATATTTCTACTCCTGCAGATACCAAGAAACAGTTGGATGATGCGAACGCTGCGTTGGCTGAGCAAAAGAAAGTAGTTGAAGAGTTAGGAATTATCTACAACGAAAACAATCGCAGAACCAGAGCTGCCGGTGCTGAGTCGTCACGATGGACTGACATCGCTAGATCGCTTGGTGCAACCCTAGATATAACTGCTTCCAGTAGCGAAAAGTTCGGTGGTGGAGTTAAGAAAACTGCTGACTCAATTAAGAAGGCTACGGACAAACTTAAGGAATATGGCGATGCGTTGAAGACTGTGACCAGTAACGAGAAGTCGTTGTCTGATGCACAGAAGTCCGCTAATAGGGCTAGGAAGTCTCAGGCTGAGGCTGATCTTGATGTTGCTCAAGCGGTGGCAAGGTTGAATCAAATCTCAAGAGGTTTTGGTGCTGATAGCCCTGAAGCGAAGGCTGCTCAGGTTGAGTTGGCTAGGGCGCAACGTGCGCAGGAGCGGGCGACGATGGCTGTTGAGGAGGCTATCTATTCGGTTGCTGATGCTGAGAAGAATCTGGCTGAGGTTCGTAAAGACCCTGAGTCTTCTCCTATGGATATTCGTCGAGCAGAGTTGAATCTTGCTGATGCGAAGTTGAGTGTTGCAGATGCTACGGATTCTCAAGTTGGTTCGACTAAGGATTTGAATGACCAGCAGACGATTCTGAATGAAACTATCTTCGGTGCGACTATCGGTTCAATGGTTTATGACGAAGCGTTGAAGGATGTGACTGAGGCCAAGGAGCGTCAGATGGCTGCTGCTGAGGCGTTGGCTGATGCGATTGATCGTGAGCGTGAGGCTCAGGATAGGTTGAATCAGTCGTTGCAGGCCACAGCTGATTTGATTGCGAAGTATCCGAAGGTGTTGGGTGGGATGCCTAATCCGATGGCTGGGGTGACGGGTCAGGTGCCGGTGACGGCTGGGGGTGGGTTTGCGTTGAAGCCGAGTGATACTTATCAGATCAATATCAATGCTGCGATTGCGGAGCAGGGTTTGGCTGAGAAGGTGGTTGAGTCGTTGCAGTCATACAATCGCACTAAGGGCAGAATCCCTGTGACGGTTAAGTAGGGGCTGGGAATGGCTGTTGTAATCCCGAATTGTGGCACCTACAAA